ATTATGTCTTTTGACTTGAGGATTGAGTTGGGCTAGACCTGTAAGATAATTGCTCATTTTAATCCCCTATGCACTAAGTTTTCGACGATATTGTACAAACACACCAGCTTCTACATTACCACTTGAGAAGTAAAATTTAATTGCTACGTGGGAAGCGGCAGTATCGTGATAATAAAAATCTAACCCGTTATAAAGAGTATGCCCAGAATTTCGATGAACCTGCTGACCCATAATTTTTGTTACTCCTGATCCAGCAGGATCAAAAACATTCCAGTGTCCAGCACCACTGTCAGGTTCCGTGCCATCATATGAATTGGCACCAACTGACATATATGTTGTATATTCATAAGATGTCACAGAAGCGGCACTATTTACTTCAAAAGAAGTACCTAGATAACCGCTCGTTAAATAACTTGGGCCACTTGTTCCAAGTTCTGCTTTAAATGCCGCATCATTCGTAGCTGGAGTTAGGTTACTCCAACGGTATTGGTAGTCATACCCGCTAACCTGATTTGTGAAAGCCACTGTTGCATCATCACTCGCTGTTACTACGCTAACAAATTCGTAGCCAGCGGCAGGTAAGGTTTCAAATGCAGGAGGCGCACCTGCTCCAGCAGATGTAAGTACCTGACCATCATTACCCGTAGCAATCGCCACAGGATTTCCAGAGGCATCATAACTGATTACGTTCCCATCAGTACCACTAGCCATCTTAGCTAGGGTAATTGCATCATCAGCAACGACTGTATAATTTGGATGCTCTTGAGCGTACCTAGCTTCTATCTTTAAAGTACCTGTAGGTATAGCGGCATCAAAGGTTACCCTAACTCCTGAAATACTATACGTATCATGGTGCTGAGTAACTCCGTCAAAGCTAATATGTACATTATTCTCACTACCGGGATCAGCAGAAAGATCAATGTATGTGCTAGAGCCAGCAGTAAATCCAACCCCGGCGGCGAACACATCTACCGTCGGCGTTACGAGTTCCCTCAGTGTGGGTGAGATGCCTGTAAGATACGCCATATTAAGTCTGCTTCAAATAAGAAAGTGTGACTTCCAAGGAGCTATTTGCTTGAGCATCCATTTTTATGTAATCGCCAGCCTCAAGCACCAGCTTCCCCATAATCGGTGAAAATGAATCATTCACAGGGATATTCACGCTTTTGCACAAAATAGCGTTTGTCGATCCCCCGGATTGGTATACGGTAGCTGTTAGATGACAGGCCGTGGTAGCATGCATATTTGAGACTTGGCTACCAATTATTACCAAGGTCTCACCGCCTCCGGCAGTAAGCACTGTTGGGTCAGAGGTCGTGACATCGACGTTCACCATATGAAAAGTTTCAGCCATTTAATTAACCTCCTAATGCTATGACTAGACCAATCGACGCCCCGGCACTGACCGTGTTTGCGATTGGAGAAATAAGTTGAAAGTTTCCTGCGGTTGCTTCGTAGGCGATAATATAAATACCCCCGGCGACCATATCGCCAGCCGCTAACGCAGAGTTGTAATTTTTCTTAATATCCTTGGCTCCAATACTGTCCAAATTAATTGTGACGGCTCCCGTATTCGTTACGCCACATTCAAATGCCAGCATCATTCCCTGTTGGTATGCCGTGAGGGATAATCCCGTGGTTAATACTTTGGTGTCAGTCCCTGTCGCAATTTTAGCTCCGCCGAGTAAGTCTCTCCACCCGGCGACATCTGCCATCTCAGCCCTGGCACTGTTGTTAATTGTTGACGGTGCTTGGTTTTCAGCCCAGTTAATCGAGCTACCTGAGATCGACGCATTTGACCCTGCGGTCGTTGACCAGTTGTAGATTGATGCCATTAGTAATCACTCCCTTGCGTCGCCGCCATGTATTGGTGAATCTCTTCTCGTATTTCTGGCGCGACTTTAGCTACGCCGACAAGTTTTGATAAATGAGCCGTTAGTGCATTTGGATTTGACGCGATATTACTGGGAGCGGATGTAATCCATTTCAAAAACTTAGGACTTGTAATTAACTTAGCCGCTTGACGTGGTAGGAGAATACTCATGCCAACACCAGCCGCCGCACCCTCAACGTCACCTAGAGAATACCCACTACTGCCCCCGAATACGCCTAAAAGAGACATATAGGCAAGAGCGCGACCAGTTCCAGAAGGGTTGCCCATTGCTTCAGTTCTTTTTAACAACGCCAGTGTGTCAGTTAGTTTATTTAGATACGGCGTGATTGTCTTATACTGCGTTCCGTCAAAGAGAGATTTACGCGCCCCAGGGCTAATGCTATTCCAGTTAGTCATAAAAGTTGAGACAGAAAAATCATCCCCTTTTCGACCTAACCCAGCTAAAACGTGGGACGATACGTCGTTCCATTCTTCCGCTTTAAAGTTTCTTCGTAATCGTGCCAACCGACTGCCGCCGTCCTTCATTCCGCCGACAACATAAGTAACGGCTTTCTCCGCCGCCGCTTCGTGTTTTGCTATTTCCTTTAACAAAGGCACGTTATTCAAATTGTTTAATCTAGTGTATCTGTCGGCAATTTGTATCTTCTTTAATGCCTTGCCACCCGCCGCATTTGCCGTAGTGTTCATATCATTCGTCAGCGCACCATATACACGCTTCATTGCAATATTTTGAGAGCCTGTGGCCCCGGATGAAAGCGGGTCTTTTAAGTTTTTCCCGATAGCAGTCCTCACTTGGCGGAGTGCATTAAAAGGCAACCCTACAACAGCATCGTCGGCTAGTGCTTCAAGAGATTTTATTGCTGATTGCAAGTGAGGCTTTAAAGCATTTGGAGCCGCCGCCAATTCTTCGTTCATCTCGGCAAGTAATTTTTTAACTGAACTCGTGACTGATAATGTATTCTTCCCGACTAGGTCATAAGCGGCATCATAAGCTATACCTTGTTTCTCGCTAAACCTTTCAAGTGCGCCTTTTGCGGAAGCAACAATCTTTGATCCAGCTTCCTCTTTACCAGCACCAGGGCCAAACTTTAGAGCTACATTCCTCGCCGCATCGTCAGCCTGTTGAAGTGTTTTGTTAGCTGTCTCTTGTATAATACTTGCGCTACCCGGTGCATTTGCTAATGCCTGTTCTGACGCTTGGATCACGTTACTTCCAGATGCGGCCCCGGCTGGCAAATTTATGTTAATATCACTCGCATTCTTTGCCCGTTGAGCCGCCATTTTCGTTAGGGCGTCTTTACCCACACCCATTAATTTTTTACCGCCGATATTGATCATATCACCAAACTTTTGACCAGCGACCCCAGTAGCAGTATCAACGCCAGTATCTACTAAACGCTTTGTGAGCGACCTTGTATCAGGAACCCCGCCAAGATTTTGAGCAAGCCAGTCATATAATGCTCCAGCACCCGCCATTCCTAAACCAGAGGCCGCAGGGATAGCATATGCCGACAATCCGCCAGTGGCTGGCACAGCGGCGGCGGCTCCGGCTGTAGCAACTGCGCTACCCGCCATCTGAGCCGCTTCTCTTACACTCCCGGCGGCGTCTCCAAAATCAAGTCCCGGTGGGTTAAATAGTGTAGGTCGTTTGGTTATGGGATGCGTAAATATAAAGTTATCGTCACCGTAAGGCTGTGCGTCAGGATAATGCTGTCGGGCGGTTGATAGTTTATCGTTGATATTAACGCCGCCGACACGCATCCGTGCGAGTGCATCCGCTCCCGTCACCATATCGATATTTTTTTCTGTCGGCACTGCACCGGGAGGGAGCGACAACTTAGCTGTATTTTCATCGATGGCGACTGCGCCGGAAGGGAGAGCTATATCACTCATTGTTTGACTGCCTTATTAGTGTCGTCATAAAACCACTTACCGTTTTTTACGTAAATTTTTCGTTTATTTAACATGGCTTCCTGTCTTCGCTTTACGATGGAAGAGGTTCGTTTTTTACCCTTTACCGCCCATCGTTCATGGACGACCCCCTCATACCGTTTTAGCATATCTTTCAAAACACCCAGTTGAGCCTTAATACCTTCAGCACCTGATGTTGCTGTTTCAACAGATAACTCGGTTGGGTTTTTGATTAAGCCCTCAATAATTGCCATATCCGGCCCTGCTAAAACACCAAGTGCTAAGAAGTCTTTTAGCGACATTAATAATGATAAATATGCTGATGACATTTTTTGTTTGTTTTTACCGGGGAACAACTCTATGCCGTGTTCATCTAGAAGGTCACCAAACTGTTCAATACTTGTCTCTAGTTTCCCAAAATTGACCATCGCATTATCAAGTTTTTTCTGGTTTTCTTTATCAAAGCCGGGTCTTATGGTCTCAACACTAAACCCACCAGAGCCATTACCAGAACCGTCACCAGAACCACCGCTACCAGAACCAGCCGTGTTCATTCCTAAATTCGCATATTCTTTTGGTAATTTTAGTCGCATTGTATTTAATTGACCGTCTGGCCCCGTAAATGTTCTCGGTACTTCATATTGATTTTGCGCTAACTTCACTAAACGTGGGTCTTGGGAGCCGGGGGTCTCTAACTCTTTTTGCAAAACATTTAAAAACCAGCGTGGACTTTTAAACGGGCCTTCACCTTGATTTTTTGCTCTTTCAACAATAACTTTTGACGCTTCTTCAATTGGCATATTTGCTAATTTAGGGTATTGCTTCCTAAACCGTTTATCCCGTCCAGTTTTTGCAACAGCCGCCGCCTTTGCCATGTTGTAGGTTTCAAGCTCTCTCGCGGCCTTTGCGTCAGCATCAACGCCCTGACCAAACGCTTGAAACGCAGGGCCTATCATCGATCCCAATGAGACTGGCATGGCCGTGGGGCCTCCCGCCTTGCCGATAACACTCGCGGCATTTAGCAACCCGGAGCCACCTTGCCCAAGTAACCCTGCCGGGGCTGTTTGTGTAGGCATTTGCGGCGCGGCTATTACTGGATCAACAGCCGCCGTGGGAGTTGTAGCTTGAGGTCGGACATACGGCTTAAAACTCGGTGACGCAAATGGTGACGCGTTTACTCGTCTATTAGGATAAGGACGACCCTGTATTGTATTAGGTTGACCGCCGAAAACTGCACCCGGCATATTTACTTGATCCCACCATCGAATAGGAGCTTCTCTCGGCATTATAGCAACCCTCCCAAAGCACCCAAGGCACCCATGCCCCAAGTTGAAAAGTCACCCATACCTCCACCTAATTTTCCAGCCGCACCTAATCCACCCAGCGCGCCGGATAAAGCCGAAGCTCCCCTATTGTTGAAATAAGGCGTTGAGTTTGTGGTCGTTCCGCCGTACCCGCCACCAACTAATGACGCAAATTGTCCGAGTTTATTGGCTGGCTTATTCTGCTCAAAGTTCCATCTATCAACATCCGCCGATAATTCAGCCTGACCCTGAGAGTCGTAAACTGAGCCGACCCGACCCAGTTGTGCTATGTCGTTATAATCGGATTGAGACAATGGATCAGCGAGGGCTATCGCATTATTTTGAATACCGCGCTCCCTGCCGTAATCAGTGTAGGCCATATTTGAAGCCACATTACTTAACGAATTAGCTAGGTTTATTTCTGCGTCATCCATACTGTTTTTGTATGCATTTGACCCATATCTGCCAGCTTTAGTAAATGATGAATCAACGCCAGGTTTAACAGCAGTTTGGAAATTTCTGACAATACCGGAACTAGCCGCGTCAATTGCGCTTTGTAAGGCAGGATTACTTCCAAGAAACCCGCCGCCTAATGTATTGCTTAAAACATCTTGAGCTTGGTTTACTAATGGGGAGCCAGCTAACGCCCGTCCTTCATATAAATTCAAGGCTGTCTGCGTCGGAGCAGATAAAGGTGCTACCGTACTTCCCGCATAATATTCCGGCGTCAGACTATTATAAATATTTTCAGCTTCTGAGAATTGTTTTTTCAGATATGGTTGTTGAGGTGACCACGGGTCTTTGTTCACCGTCTGAGTCACATTTCCCGCTGGCTGTGATGATGATCCGCCCAAACTTGCCATTAATTTAACTCCTTTAACCATTCTTGATATTTTTCACCGTGATCTTGGTGATAAAACTTGTTGACCTCTTTGGTCACATTTAGTGCGTGTTTTTGTCCACCACAAATTAATGCGACGACATGAATTATTTGTTCGAGACATTCCCGGTAAACGTAACCAAATTCGTTTTTCCAGTCATTACTTGCATTCCATAAATGCATTGAGGAAAACATGATTGGCGTCAGCCAATTTTGGTTTGTGATAAAAAATTGATTTGTCGGTATTGCGACTAAACATAAATGCAAAAGCCGCGTCATTTCCTCGCTACCGACAGCATCCCCATCTGCATAGTCATCAGCAATTTGAGACACTTCGGCAATTGACCTTAAAAATACGACGGCGTTTCTATCGTTTTTACACCATCTATTTAATTGATCTAATTCGTCACTATCCGAGAATTGCGTATCTGAAATTTCTGTCATTTTGAGAATTACTCGCGTGGGTTATAGTAAAAGTCTGTTTGCCGACCGCTGCAATATACGTCGTCGCAATTGCCCCGGCGGCATTTGCTGTTTCCGGCATCAATAAAATCGTACTGTCCGCTCCAACACGGGCGTCTGTAACAACTGTCGAGCTTGCTGAAGCTGTAAGCGTCACTGAGCCTGTAGCGTTTATTTTACCGTCTCTTAATGAATTAACGGCATTCGAAATTAACCGACGATGTTCAGTTTCGTCACCCCAGGTAACTGGGACAGGTAAAAAGCCCTGTGCCATTATCTTTTGCCTCTAGCTTTCCACGTAACGTCAACTCCCTGGACGTGATCAAAACCTCCAGCGATATTGATTCGCGTTCTATGATAACGGGCGTCTTCTCTTGTCGGGGCGTCGCCACTTCCATTTAGTGATATGGCACTTCCATAGGAAACGCCATTTGTACCTAAATTTCTCCCGGCCATTTGAACTGTTACCGTCGCCGACGTCCCATCAAATACGGGCCTTACTCTTGAAATAAAAGAACGTCTCCCGGCAATAGGCTGATACTCGCTTGTCTCAACAGTTGCTGTTAATCCCGTCCCGGTAAAATAGCATAAATTGTGCGAGGTGTTCATTGCCGCTAAACTTACCGACCCGCCAACCCAAGCTCTGGAGTCCAAGCTAAAGGCTAAACTGTCGATGCTACTTGAAACAGCATCCAATCCCTCCAAAGTGTAGCCTGACGTTAGCGCACGGGTGATTAATTCGTGGTCAAAACTTGCCGTTGACCATCTGTTATTCACCCAGTCATAAATCATTAATTTATTAGGGGTTCCAGCCGTGTGTCCACTACCGGGATAACTCATAATGTATAAATGGTTTACGGGGTCTATCGTCGATGTTACCCGCGTCGCGTATGAACTATCGAAATCATTTTCAAAGGTCGTATCAACTTTGTTAGCACCAATTGGTGTTAACCGTGATCCGTCTTCCATCATGTAAAAACCGTCGTCAGACCAGAAGAAAATGCGGCGTCCGAGTGCGGCAATTGATCCATTGACCCTAGTGCCAATTGTTTGGCTAACTTCGTTAGCTGAGAATATCAGAGGCGTACCTTGGTAATCTAATCTGAAAATTGATCTTTCCAGCATTACTATACCAAATTCACCGCCGACGATCCCCGTAATAGAACCACCGTTACCAACAAAATCTTGGTGATCTGATTGCGTCGTTTGACTAGCCGCCCACGTTTCCGCGTTATCTAAGCCAGACCAGCGAATCCTATTTTGATAATTAGTGCCACTTTCAGTTAAATCACCGAGCATCACAAAACCACGGACAACACCTATGTGCCGAGCCTTCGGCGGAGAGCCTCCTAATGCCGACCAACTGGTGGACGTGCCAAGTGTCCATTTTTGGACAACGTCGGAGTGATTAGTCGCTATCATCGTATCGCCAAACTGCATAAAGGCCCAGTTTGAATCTTCTGATGTCGTGTATCCCGTGTTCGTAGCACCAAATGCTACGCTGGTTAACCGATATAAAGTAGTTGCGTCACCCGCAAATATTTCGACAACACCGTCACTTGCCTGTCCACTACCAACACCCTGGCATCTTGCCGTTAATGGCGTCGTAGAATAAGCGGCAATACTGCCCAACTGTCGATATCCCATAGGCGTCGGGATTACGTTATTAGCAATAGTTGCACCCGGATTATTTAACGCCGGGAGATCAGGTAAATATTCCCCAACTGGGATCACGATGAAGATACCGCTAGTGGGGAGCCACTTAAAGATTCGCCGTCGTCTTGAGCTTGAGCGGCTTTAATTGTTTGCTGGTAACGATTTTCCCACATGGGAATACGCTCATCATTTTGCAAGAACGGCTCCGCCTCAACCAACGCACCAAATATGAGAGATTCTGGAATATCATCCGTTATAAAGTTTGTGCCTGTCCCAGTTAAAACCGTCAGTTTTTTGTAATATATCCCAGCAATAGAATAATTAGAATTAGGGTAAGGCCCAAAAATAAAATTTGTTCCCTGTCGCGCGTAGTAGGCTGGCTTGCCATCCGCCGAGCGCGTTGGATAATTCGTGTAAATGTAATCAAGGTCTTTACGTTGTAACGTCGAAGTCGGCGAAGCATTAATGTATGCATACTTCATCTCCAAATATCCTGTAGGTACAGCAATAGTGCCACTTGAAATAGTCGCAGATAAGGCTGTCTCCATCGCACTAACTCGTAGGTCACGATAAATTCGGTTCTCCGCTAACGTCATAAAATCCGTAAGCTGAGAGGCTAAATCTGATCGATCCAAGTAGTCTTGGATGACTGCTTTAATCGTCGTGTAGTTTGTTAATGCCATTTAAAATATCCTAAAAAACTTTACCGCCAAAATCTGTTCGCAAAAAGCGGTTATCGGGGTCGTTTAATTTTTTCTTTAAATACTTTTGCTGTTCGTCACCCGTTAAAGCGAGAACATTAATACCGTCTTGTTTCATCCACTGTTCGACGACCACAAGCGGGATTGAAGCCACACGCTTCAAATCCCTGCTTGCAGTATATCCATCACTTCCATCAGTTTGAGCAATTTTGTTTGCTTTTAAAATTGGCTCAACATCTTGGACGCGATTAACTACATACTTTTCGTCGGCTTTATCGTGGAAGAATTGAGTCGTAACTAATTCTTCACTCATATTTAAGCCTCTATTGGAATGATATTTACCTTACTTCCAGCCGCTTGCTGGATATACGCAATATGCGTGAACCCTTGAACGTGCAGGAAGATACCGTCTCCTGGGCCAACCATTATATCATTGGCGGTGGCGGCAGTTCCAGTTAGAACCGCCTTTACGTGAGCAGTTCCGTTACTTGTAATTCGAACAACTTTCGAGGTCGAACCACTTGCGTCATTTGGTATCGCGGTTTCTGCCGACGACCCACCTGACGTAACTGTTACGCCGACTGCCCCCACGCTACAAATTGGGTATGGATGCATTGCAAAAACTCCTATCGACGAATTGTGATCATGCCATTTACAACAATAGCATTCGATGACGCACCGTTAGTTTCGATTTCCAGCTTGCCGTCTTCCGCAACTTCATTAGCGGCGGTTGGCACGGCAGAATCAAGATCGCCAGCCGCAGATGACGCAGTTGCAATTGTGACAACGCCGCCAGTAACGGCAGTCCCGTTTATTTTAGCTGTCAAAACAGCGTCTGCCGTTCCGATAGCACCATTTAAAATCGTAGCGATTTTTATGACCTTTCCACCGTCGGGAACAGGAATGTAAACCTGACCAGCGGTTGAGACGTCATTTATTTGAAACGGAATAAAGTAGTCATTTAGTGTACGCATAATAATTTCCCTTCACCCCTTCCTGGGGCGTTCTGAGTTAGAAAATGGGGAGGCCGAAACCTCCCCACGATGTTAAGAAGTAGTGCAGTCAGCAACCATGCCGGAAGCCTTCTCTTGCTTAGATACAAGAGTAAACTCAACAAGCATTTGTCGCTTCTCACTGTCACCCGTCTTGGACAATTCGAACTGCTGGAATGGTCGTAGATATGACACGCTCCACATTTCTTTGTCGATTACCCAAGCATCCCGGTCGCGTGAGAATCTATTTGGAACTATTTCAAATGCTCCAAAATCACTCTCATACACATCGATTGACGCGAACAATTTCTTGTCTTCGCCTTTATCGATGCGAGTAGAACCGCCAGTGAACCCGGAGATTACAGTTTTGTTGTGAGGGCCAACCATCACGCATGATGGGTTGCCGCCTTCAGTCCAGCAAGATTGAATTGCTGTCTTTAGAAGGCTCTCAGTTAACGCACGTTGAGTACCGTCGGTACGAGCGTCTGTTCCATTTCCCGTTGGAGAAGCGGCAGAGCCAGTTCCTAAGACATCGTTGGTCGCTACCCAAGACGCGATTGAGCCTAATTTACGAGCCGTGGTAGCATTACCCGCAACTTGAGCAGTGTTTGCCGTTAGACAAGCCTCCATGTCGCGTTTTAGCTCTTTACCCTTTTTAGCTACTTGGTACGCAACTTCAGATTTACGACCAGCCTTATTGATGGATTCTTGAGTTCCAGTAATAACGGCTGTCTTATCGGAAATTTGTGTATAATTTCCAACTCGTACAGTTGCAACGCTTGCATCAAGAGTGGCTTCGTCACCCTCAATTACTGCGTTATTTGACGCGGCACTTGCGAGTGCGTCAGTCTGCCATTCTTCATAAGTAGCAGTCGCTTTACCGCGACCGATCATCGTCATAAATGGTGTTTCAGTGGGGGAAATCGCTGTGATTATATCAGAAAGCGACTCCCGGTTGCCCTTCGAATCGTAAGTATCGAAGGTGTTTGTTGGTTGAGCCATTTTGGCTACTCCTAGATTAAGTCGGCAATCGCCGCCGCCGCGTCATCAACGTGACCGCTTTGTCTTGCCCGTTTCATTTTGGCCGCCATTTGCTCTGCATCGACATCAGTTCGACCTTTTTGTGCAGACCCTTTCACAACTTTTGGAAGTTTTATTACCTTCTTCTCAACTTTTACTTTAGAAGATTGAAGGCCCCGCCACTTCATCGCGTCATTAATTAATTGCACATGACGCGCATCAGCAATTTGGTTGATTTCCTGTTCAGTAAATCCACCGTAGCTATTTGTTAAAAAACTTCGCATATCAGTTTGCAACTTTTTTGCTGAAGCCTCATCCCGAAATTCGGGAATTATCTCCTTCAATTGCCGTGCCTGATCTTCCAATCCGACTTGGTATTGATGCTGTTGCTGTTGCTGTTGTTCCTGGTTCATTTGCTGTAGTTGCACTTGTGAATTTCGGAACTGCTCAGTTTTTCTTTGATGGTCTGCCCATTGTGTCGCAAATTCAATCGGGTCTTCTTCTTTTAAAGTGTCCCAATCAATTTCTTGACCGCCGGATATTTCGTTGCCGAGTGCTTGGCTCATTTGAGCCAAACTTTGAGCATACTGCGCCCGTTCATTTTCGACGGCTTGTTGAACACCTTCGCGTTCAGCCGCCAATTCACGACGTTGTGCGGCCAACGATTCAGTTTTCCGCGTGTAATCAGCCTCGCGAGAATAACCTCTAGACAATTCGTCGAGTGTGACCTGTGCCTTAACTCCACCGGGTAAAGTTACCTCGTAGAGATCATCGGCAGTAGGCGTCTCGACTTCGTCGTCTTCAGCTACTTCCACTTCTTCTGATTGTTCTTCGTCACCATCGTCGTCATTGGCAACTTCAACCTCAGTTTCTTCTGTTTCAGTTTCCTGGGTAACAGTTTCATCTTCTGGTTGATCATCCGCACTATCTGATCCAGTTTGCTTTGGCTCATCACCAAAATCTAGAAGTCCTTCTAATGCGTCAGATGCCGTAGCGACATCCTTTACCTCTACAGTTTCCGGCTGATCCGGCGTGACTGTTTCTTCGGCCATAATAATTTCCTTTAATGTTGACTGAATTTTTTATCGTAGGGATTCAGTCGGTGAAGTTCTTGCGTCGCTACTACCCCATCACTGACGGCAGTACGCAAGGTCGCCTCGAAACGCGGCATCATCTGAATCATAATCCAGAGTGCTTCGCGTTGCTGTTCGTCTTTTGAGATTTTCCATTGTTCAAAAATACTATTTTCCATTACAGAAAATGCATTTTTAAAAACTTCATTCTCTAAAATATTTTTGGCTAATGTGCCGTGGTGTCTGTCGTTCTCAAGCATGGGGTTATGCTCTCCTTATAAATCCCAGTCCCAGTCGTCGTCATCGACGTTGGGGCCAGAAGTATTTTCGTCCATATCCGCGCCTGTGTAGATATTCCGCCCTAAAGCAATATCTGAATATGTGCCACTGTCACCGGATTCAAAATCATCAGTAAAATATTGGTCTAGTAGCCCGGACGTTCTAAAGTTTTGGCCCATTTCAGAACCAGAAATAGGATATGGCTCGACGCGCTGGACAGTCGGTGTTGGTGCGTCCCATGCGGGTGATGTTCCTTCTGCTTGCCCTTTGGTCTTTGAACTACCGTCGGGGTTCCATCCATGCCCGTAGTCGCCATAATGGAACCTCCCGCCTTTAGCGTAATCCCACCAATTATCACCGACTCTTTCAAGCCCCAGCCTGACAGCGTCAGCTAATTTAAAATTACCCTCGTTATCACGTAAATGATCATAATATGTATCTTCGGGGTCGATATATTCTGATGGCTTCATTGGGGCTGAACCAGCCAACGTCCCAAAAGGGCTTATGTCCTGGAGAGATTGGTAAGGATTTAACGGTGCTAGGTTTAGTCCGGGGTTTTCAATATTTTTTTCTACCTGTCCAGCGAAATTCCATCCACCAGTCGTGGGATCAAAAACTTGCCCACCGCGACCGCCCCACTCGGAACCGATCATGTCGCTTACACGCTCCATACTCAACCCACCAACCCTGTCGATTAGGTCAGGGTCTAGGTAACTCCCAAATACATCTTCCGCCTTGCTTGTCGCGTGAATATTTGCCGCCGCGTTTGCTAATCCAACAATCCCCGTCGGGTCTAATAATGACATCAAACCCCGCATATTTTTTGATTCTGCCCACTGAGCGTGGCCTTCTGCTTCTTCTAAATTTATGGGGTTTTCTTCTGGCCGCTGACCTTCATAAATGTCATTTTCCGTCCAAAAATTAACGGGTTCTTTTCTTCTCGGTATATAAGGATTTTTAGGGTCTAGAGTAGCTTCATTAACCCCAACAGGTTCAGTGTTTGATGGTCTATATGCCATGCCGGAATAATCCTGTGCTGGGAACATTGGCTGATATATTGAACTCGGCTGATAAGCCGGACGATTATCAATAATATTTTGCCGGGTAGTTCTCCACGGATCAAGTAGCCCCATCTGTAAACCTCGCCTTATCACTTTCTAAACTTTGATGCTCAAGTCTCTCCCTGGCTAAACCAGCCTCGACCTCTAGCTTCGTCGATCCGCTCTCAGCGTCAGCGGCTATTTTAGCCGCCGTCTGTTCCATATCAGCAGAAATTTTCTCTCGCTCAATGGCAAGTTTTTGTTCCATCTCCATCATCTTTAACTGATGTTCCGCCTGTAGCTCCTCACGTTTTATTACGAGTTTGTCACTTTCAATTTTCATCTGCGCTTGCATAAACATTTCATTAGCGTCTGGTTTTGGCTCTGGAATATCCGAGCCATCCGGTGCGGGTTGTGTGAAGTATTTATCAGGATTTTCCAGTCCGCCCTCTTTAACCAAATCGGTTAATGCGGAATAAACATTTTGGCGTGATACAATTGATCCACTATCAAAACCCATATTTGCGGCTAGTTCTTTTTGAGCCGTCAGAATATTTGTTAGAGCCATTTGCCGCTGTTCATCATTTCCATGCCCCAGGCCGACCATTACCGTGACGTCATATTCAGTGTTCCAATTGCGCGGATCCATCGGAACCCAGTTATTATTTATTCGAATAACGCGCTCTTGATTTTGATGCTTGGAAACACACTTTAATACTTTTTTGAATAAATCTTTGACGCCGCCGTCAGCAAATAAACGCCCGATCATCTCAATACGTTGCTGAGACATCGTCAGCATTAACTGAACGCCCGTCGCCGTCTGATTTGGGTTTAACGAATCTTGATCTAACCCCTGGGAATGTTTTGTAACGCCCGTCCTGACCTCTTTCATTTCATCGGCATATTGTAATGCTGATAAAATTTGATTGCCGACGGGTTGCGTCACCATCTCCCTAACCATGCCGGGGTTCTTTACCCTGACAACGCCGCCGGGACGGCTGTTAAGCATATCTTCCATATTTACCATACCCTCGACAACTTCATGCCGCTGATTATTGGCGAGGTAAATATTATCTAATAAGTTCCGAATAAGAGCCGTCTTTGTCTCTTGAATCATCAAAGTCTGATCAGCTATCGACATCCCAAAAAATCGATGGGGCATTGGTATTGGAACTATTGTCGAGAACGGCGGCTCATCAACTTCCTCTTCTTCAAGGATTAAATAACTGCCTGATCCGCCAGCTAGGACGCGAACCCACTCAGCAATCCCGTCGCCATTTCGATCTACTTTCACGTAGCAATCATATAACCAAATTTCACGTCGTGTTGGGTCATGGTCTGCTGGGCCTGTATGCGAACCGCCAAAATCACTGTCATCGATTTGTTCGCGTAATAATTTTTCAGTCGAAAAATCTTCTTCGTCCAACGCAGGTATTTGGTCAATTAAACTTTGCTTATATCCAAGGGCTGTAAGGTCTGAAGCGGTGTAGCGAGTCCGACTGGCGACGAAGTTTGCTTCATCAAGAGTGCGCGCTTTCCGCTCTATGTAAAAATCTTCCGGGGCGACTGTCTCGACGACGCAACGTCCTTTTGTTTTTGTGCGACGAATTTTTACCGTGTGACCAGAGTAACCATTCTCAGGTGTTGAGGCGGGAGCTTCATCATCACCGAATAACCCCAAGTCGGCGGATGCTTCCTCATAGGAATGCTCAACCGCCTCAACCTCTGGATCAGCAAGTAAGAGTGTCACCTCTTCCATGCTCAAATTCTCATAGGTCTCACTGGTGACATCTTTTTTATCTTCGTAATAAGTTTTAAAAATACCAATGCCTGACAGCAATGCATCTTTAAATGCTTCGTGAAGAATCTGAACGCCAGGGTTATCTTTTAGAAATACGTAATTACAATATTTGGTTGCTTGCTCCGCAGTCTCTTCATCTTCTGGGCCGACTGGCTCAAACTTTACAACTTCACCGCTCCCGGTAAATGGCTTGAGCAACGACGGCAACATTGATTCAATCGTGTCCATGACGTCGGTACTGATCACCGTGGAGCGACCTTCGACCTCAGTTCCCATTGGGTATCCAAGATAATACTCCAACGCCTTCTCGCGGCGTCGCTGTAGTTCTCCGCCGTAATACCCGGCACTTGATCTAATGCCGTCGGCAACGATTGATTTTAATGTGTCTTTAGTTATTTTTTTTCGTTTAGCCATTTATCCTACCAACTGTGCCGCCGCCTTCGCGGCCTCTTTTGAATATGGGCCGTGATCAACAATATTACCGTCATTGTCAGCCAATGCCCACTTGCCAAAATGTAAGTGTTTCGGAGTTAACGTCCCGTCTTTTTTTATCTCAGGGGCCTCAACAACTGGAGGGGTTTTTGCGTCGAGACGTTTTTCTAATGCGTCAACGCGCGCTAATAAATCTCGGTATGCGACTTCTAATCTAATGGACATTTGGGGTTCCCTTCTTTTTGAGGAAACACTAGACATTGAAAATATGTTTAGTGTAGCCTCTGCTTAATTAAAAGTTTAATTAATTAACCCTAGATTATTACCTGGGGTTTTTCTTTCTTCTTCAATCAACACAGATTTATGTATTGCGTTCTCGTAATACTTTTTCTGTTTGACCAATTTCTTTAACCTATTCTCAGTTCTTCGGGCTTGAGAATTTAATTTCTTTAATTTCTCGTTTGCCCTGCAAATAGCTTTTTCAGTTTTCTCGTACTTTAAACCGTATTTGTCAGAAGCCGTTAATTTAACTGGCTTCTCTGGTTCTTTTTTTAAAGCACCTTCGAGAAAACCTTTTTCAAGGGCATAATCTGTTAGGTCACGTTCTAGATAAAGCTCCTTGCTCGAATGGGGTTTAGCACGGGGGTAAAGCCTACGTTGGCAATAGTGAGCTAAGTGATGTACTATCTCAGCCCAGCCCCCTCTGCCATTCCAACACCGTTGGTCTGGATTAACAAAGAGAACGCCACCTCTTATCCAAGTATGACGATTGCCACTCGTTAACTTCACCTTACCTTTGAATGGTCTTCCCATTCCCTTCCGATACAGTAGCTTCGCTCCCGCGACAGCTTCTTGCTCAGTTGGTATTGGTAGATTCTCAGGCCACTTGCTATTAACAAGTCTTTCCCAATCTTCGGTTGTAGTCATGCCTATCTCCTTTGATAGCAGAGACTACACTAAACATATTCACAATTTTCAAGAGCGAGGCTTTTCACCTTTTTGTTGTTTTTATGCCCTATTGTAACATATGAGTTTTTCGATTTTGCCGTTTTTGGCTGTTTTTAGCCGTTTTTTGACCTCCAAAAAAATAAGTCATTGATTTTCAACGAAAGAAAGTTGTGAATAACTTGAAGAAAACGCTTTTTTCGATTTTTGGCGTTTTTTAAATTTTTGCTAAATCCTTTATATTTGAGAGTTGGTGGAGCCGTGCGGTACTGCCCCGCAGTCCAGCGGATTCGCTTGCGCGGTTTAACCGTTGTCGAACCTTATCTCAGCCCCTTTAAACCTTGAAAAGTATTTAAAAAAATAGTAGAGTCTCACCTGGCGGATTACTCGGTTGCGAGGGATTAGAGTAATTTGATTTGTAGGCCATCCTCACCGCTGAAAGGCCAATTACCAAACCGCCTCATTATTCTCATCTCCACCCGCGCCCAACAATCCCGCCCCCGTCACTGCCGCAACAGGAAGTGCCAAAGGCTGGGTGCGGCGAATGAAATTCTTTAAAACTTTTTCTTTTGGTATGCCCCGCTCCGCCGCGCGCTTTTCTAATATGCTATGGAAAATATTCATAAATGTATCTTGGGACGACGCATCGACGCCCGTGTCTTGAGCCGCTCCCATCCAGAACGATGCCTGTAATTGTGGCCCGGTCATGTTCATTTCTCCAGCTAAATTATTTACGAATTTTTCAAAGTCGGCGTATTCATTATTATTTGGCATATCAGCCCACGCCCCTTTTATTTTTTCGCCCTTTATAAAATCGAACATCCCGTCTAGTGGCTTTGCGGCTTTTATTTTTTTATTTCCGCGCTTACCTAAGACGGCGGCTTTGGCATTAAAATTATATGCTGGCTTCCCGTTAACTTCACGGGTTGAAATAAATGGTTCAACTTTTTTACCAAACTGTTTTCTGAGTTTATTGATAACCTCTTTTGATACTTCGCCGGACGTATGTAAAAATTGAGGGTCGTCACTCATCATAGCCATCATCCGCATAAAGTGTTTATCTGCGGCAATATTATTTGAACTCCCCATTAAACTTTGGGCAAAGCCCCGTGGCTTTGGATTTAAACGCGGGTCGGCTGTCGCGCCCCAAGCGTCATCATAATAATTACCAACATTTTTTGCTTGGTTGATTTGCATCTTATGTCCATAGCCGGAACCTTTTTTTGGTAACAAGTTACCACTTTTTAAATTTTGTGTCTGCATTGTTAATGCACCCGCGCCACTATTGGAACCGGGAAGTGGGGCATTCTCGGTAAAATAATGCGACGCATTACGCAAGTTTGGTTCGACCTTACTGCCTGTAGACGTCGCGCCGATTAATCTCAGATATTCGCGCCATGCATCGTCACCCGCTGTTTCGCCAAGTTCATCAATAAACATTTTTCTTAGGTCTTCAGTGTTGTACCACTCCCGCCCAACCTTTTCACCACGTTGAACTATGCGCCTCATCTCATCTGCTAATCCGGGACTATTATTATACCGATCCATCAGTGCGCTAAACCTAGCGGATGACCCCCTCGGAGGGCGAAAGCGAAGTAAAGAATAGTTTGTCCGATCAGGTGCGGCCCCTGGAGGTAATGCATCTAATAAGCCCCCGCCTTTTGAACCAAGATTACGTGCGGCGGATGCGGCTGATTTTATCCCGGCGCGTAATGGTTTTGAAATAACATTACCCGCAAGCGGGATTAAGCCAACTCCAGTAGCCGCGCCAAGTAGTGTCCCTTCTATTGGGTTCCCCTTTTTAAAGGCAGTGGCGGTATCGGCAACTCCGGCGGCGTCACCTGTTACGGGTAA